TCAGGGCACGATGACGTTGTTCTTCGTCCAGTCCCACCGCTCCGGCCAGGCGTAGCCCTCCACCCATGCGCCGTATTCCTGGCAGAAGTCCATGGCCCCAGCCACGCCCGCCACCGCCGCCATGGCGATGCCGGCGCGGGTGTACTGCGCCCGCATGTGGCTGGACGCGTTGATGACCGGCGCGCTGTTGACCTCCCAGACATTGTCCGGCGTCACCTCCTGGTCCCGCGACCAGACCACGAAGTCGGTGTAGGTCGCCGTCCAGTCGGGGTTGTGGTCGAAGAGCGTGCGGATGAACCCGAGCTGGCTCTCCAGCAACGGCCGCCACGCGTCGAAACCGAGGAGCACCGTGTGCGCCAGCGCCTCAAGCAGGAAGGCGGACTGCCACGTCGGAATCTCCCAGATCGCGGGGTTGCCGAAATTCTGGCTGGGCTCCTTCATCCGGTCCAGATAGCCCAGACCGGGCAGCTTGCGCGACATGGTGAGCAGGTATTGCCGCGTCGCCTCCATCTCGTCCACATAATCGGGATCGACGCTCGCCAGTTCCGCCAGCGACACCAGCCCCCAGGCCGTGCCCCGCGTGTTGGTGTGATCCATCATATTGTCGCCGGCGCTCTCATGGAGCCCCCAGTCCACCTGTTCGCGCAGCTTGTCGAGATATCTCGTATCTCCGGTGACCAGATAGGGATACCAGTACCAGTGCGCCAGATGGGCCAGAGACGGTGTATAGCCCCCGCCCCCGCTCCACGGATAATCGAAGTCGGCCTGGGCCTGGACGGTCTGCCACAGCGCCGCGTTGCCGGCGATATGCTGGGCGATGTACTCGGTGACCACCCCCAGATAATAATGCTCGCCGGCCACGCCCATGCTCTTGGGGATGCCGATATCATCGGCCGGCGCATTGCTCCAGGGGCTGACCAGCTGATAGTCGAGCAGGCCGGAGTTGATCCCGTTGTAATAGAGCACGCCGGACCGCACCTCCTTGGGGTAGAGGCCGCCGGGCGCCGGATCGGTGGGCGCCTCGGGCTCCTCAGGATCCTCTGGCGTCTCGGGCTCGTCCGGCGTGTCCCCCACGGGGGCGGGCATGGGCCGGTAGAACACGGGCTGCATCTGATAGCCGTCCAGGCCGATGAACACCCCCAGGTCGGCAATGTAATTCCATTTGCCGAAAATATTTCCGGCGCCGTAGCTCTTCTTGCCGCTATTGACGTTCACGCCATTATCGAACTTCGGCGCGGGCAGGACCTCCCAGGCATCCGCCTCGGGATCGTAGATGCGCAGCTTCAGATCATCCAGCCAGAAGTACAGGCGCCCGTCCGGGCCGACGTCCATCCCAGTTTTGCCATCAAACTTCTGCTCCTGGTTTACAAGAGTAGTGCCGATGACGCCCCCCTGGCCGTCCCGCTCCACCCTGTAGAGGTCGAACTGGGAGTCACCGTACTGGTGCCAGTACCAGAGGACATCCCGCCCCGCGTCATAGCGGAGCTGGGCATAATGGATATTGGTGCTGCCGGCATGGGGCAGCTTGTACTGGCCCAGCACGGTCTCCGCCTCCGGGTCATACCAGCCGCATTCGTCATAGAGGATATTGCGCTTGGGGTCATAGGCCGAGCAGTGCCACCCCGTCATGAGACGGATCTCGCGCCACCGATCATCGGCGATATCATAGACCCATGTCTCGGACCCGATCCCCCACAGCGCCCCGAAATGCATCCGGTAATTGCCGCGCAGGAACACCTTGCCGGCCGCCACGGCCAACCCGTCATAGGTATGGGTCGGAGCGGGGGCACCGGTCGGCACCGGATACGCCTCGCCGCCCACCATGACGGTGGAATCATAGGGCAGCTCCTCTCCGACGCGGCTCCATGTCATGTCGGAGAGGTCAAGGCAATAGAACGCCGTGTTCGCCCCGTGCTGATGACCGCCGCCATAGTGCCAGATGCGGCCGTCATATACGAACGCCGAGTTCCACTCCTCGATAATGGACTTGCTGCCATTCTCGCCGTCGAACAGCCCCTGCTCCTTGCGCCAGCGCAGCGGCAGGAACCCACTCAGCGTCTGCCCGTATTGTCCCCACTCTCCCGGCTGAAGGTCCGCCAGGAACGCCTGGACCTCATCGCCGGTCTTGATGGGCGGCGGCGGATCGGACGGTGCATCGGGCGTGCCCGAATCACCACCCTCATCCGGCGGCGAAGGGTCTTCGGGCACCGTGTCCGGCGCGATGAATGCCGCAACCATCCGCTGCAGCTCGGTGAATTGGGACTGTTGCGCCTGGTAATCGGCCATCATCCGGCCTTGCAGGCTGTCCAGCGTGGCGTTGATGTCGTCGATCGTCGGTTTGGTCATGGAACACCTTTGAGAAAGGAAACCCGGACGAAGCCGGGAGAAGGGACTGCGCGACAGCTATTCCGTGCAGGCGGCAAGGGCGGCCCGCAGGCCGGTGATCTCCGCCCGCAGCGCCTCGATGCGGGCAGCCACATACTGCGCCGCCTCGAAGATGGTGGACTCTTGGGGCGCAAAGTCCGGCCCCTGCACCTGGTAGACGTCCGGTGCCGGACACGGCACAGCCACCGGCACCTGCACCTCGACCGGCTTGTAGATCACCGTGGGCTCGGGATGGCCGCATCCGGCCAGCAGGATCAGCGGCGCAACAATGAGAGCGCGGCGGCACATTGCTCCATCTCCGTTTTGGGCGGGACCTGGGCCATGATCTCCGCTATGCGCTTCTCCGCCCGCGCCCGGGCCGTGGACGCCTCCTCGGCAGCATTCTCGGCCCGTGCCGTCAATTCGTCCGCCCTGGCGGCCATCGCGTCCATAGCGGCGTTCTGGCGTCGCAGTTCAGCGGCGAGGTCGTCGGAGGATTGCTGGAGCTGGGCGCGCTGGCTGTGGCACAGGTTCAGCCGGGCATTGGCCGCATCGAGCCGGGCGTCGAGCACCATGGCATATCCGCCCAGCGCGAGCGAGGTCAGGCCCAGGCCGCCAGCGACATATCCGAGTACCGGAATCATGGCATCATCTCCCGCCATTTCTGGATTTTGATGACATAGGTGATCGTCTCCTGGCTATGCCGGCCGGTCACCATGGGCAGGCAGGCCACGATGTCGATATAGAGGGCGGGGCCACCACATAGTTTCTGAGCCTTCAGCAAATTGCCGAACCCGGCGTTGTAACTCGCCTGGGCCAGCCGGTGCCGGTCCATCGCGGGCCGGGGGCTCGACCAGCCGCGCTGCAGGCGGCGCATGTAGAAGGCCGCGGCCTCGATGGCGTATCCGGCATCGCTCCGGGACACCCCTTCCCAGCCCATGGCCCGCGTGACCTCTTCCCACGTGGCCGGCATGAACTGCCCCAGGCCGGCCGCACCCACCGGCGACACGGCATCCGGGTCCAGCAGGCTCTCCTGATAGAGCTGCGCCTTCAGCCATCGCCAGTCCGGACCGGTGATCCAGTATTCCCGAGCGGCCTGCCGGATTTGCCAATCGTATTTAGTGGAGAAGTGCGGCTGCGATGACGATGGCCACGGCCAGAAGGCGGCGGCCATGATAATCAGCCAGAGCCCGAGGGTCCGTCGCCATGACATCCCAGACATCCCTCTTGAAGCTGATGCCGGCGCGCCGGTCGAACCAGCGCAGCAGCATGGTAAAGGCCAGTGCCGCGATGATCGCCCACGCCAGGCCGGACAGATTGGTGTAAATCACGAAATCCATGCCTCACTCTCTAAAAAATAGACACTTCTGTCTTGACACATAGACACATCTGTCTATAATTGGACCCATGACAAGCGCACAGTTCAAAAGATGGCTCGCGAAACAGGGATGCACCTTCGAACCCGGCAAGGGAGGCCATCTCATCGTCCGCCTCGGAGACAGATCATCCGTCATCCCCATGCACGGCAGCCGCAAGGAATTGGGCAAGGGCCTTGTCGCCAAAATAAAGAAAGACCTGGGGCTCTAAGGCCCCAGTGATACGGAAAAGGAGACATCATGTTTAGATACCCTGTCGACCTCACACCGGATGAGGGCACCCTGCTGGTGACCAGCCCGGATTTCCCCGAACTCACCACCTTCGGTGAGGACGAAGCGGACGCCCTGCTGCGCGCCTGCGACGCCTTGGAAACGACGATCATGCTCTATATCGCGGATCGCCGCCCTCTGCCCCTTCCGTCTCCGGCCAAGGGCCGGCCGGTGATCAGCCTGCCGTTGCTCTCCGTCATGAAGGCCGCCGTTTACCAGGCGATGACGGAACGCGGCTGGCGCAAGGCCGATCTGGCGCGCGCATTGGGCGTAAACGCCCGCCAGGTGGACCGGCTGCTGGACCTCGCACATCAAACGCCGGCGCCGCAGATTGAGCGCGCATTGGCCGTATTGGGCAGGGAGGCGGTGTTTTCCACGAAGGAGGCGGCCTAAGCTGGCGCCATCATTCCCCGAGCTTGCGCTCGATCCGCGCGACGCCGCTCTGGATCGCGGATAGCCTCGATTCCAGAACCGCCAAACGCTCCCGCGTCTCGTCATTGGCGGCCTGCCATCTCTCGACATTGTCCAGCCTGGCCGAAACCGAGCTGGCCCACCAGATAATCGTGCCGGTCTGCACCACAAGTGCCAGAATGAGCGCCAGCGGCACCCGCTTATCCAAGTGCCAGCCGGTTTGTCCTTCTTGTTCGTCACTCATGCCGCCCCCTCCTACTCGTTACCAATTGGCCCACCGGGCCACGCCCAAGGCGATCATACCGGTGGCCACGAAAAACATCGCAGAGCTGCCGATTCACAGCGTCTCGCCCGTTATATCGGCCAGGGCCTGGCGGCGGTCGTCATTCTGCAGGCTGGCCAGGGCCGCATCGAGGCGTGGGTCAATACCTTCCGGGATGCGCCAGTCCGCCGCCACCTGCAGGGCATCGCCCGTGCGGCCCTCGGCAGCCAGCAGGTCCACCGCCGCGCGGATCACCGCCGCATTCTGCCGGTGCGCCGTCTCCACGCTCTCCTGGATGCTGCGTTCCCGCGCCTCGAACGCGGCCAGTTCTTCTGCCGTCTTGGTGCGGTGGAGGCCGGTCTTCGGATCGACGATGATGCCGCACTCATCGCAGTCCGGCGTTTCGTCCTCAGAAACGTCATGACCGGGCGGACAATTGGCGAGTGCCAGCCCCAAGTCCCCGCTGATGATGGTGAGGATTTCACCGGTCTTGGTATCATAGATGCTGTGTCTCATTGGATCAGGCCGTGTCGTTCTTGGATTGGAAGACGCTGAGGAACCGGCCGCTCGCCGCTCCATTGTCGCCGCTCGCCGCCTCGACAAATACATAGTAGGAGAGATCGACCCCGGCCGGCGGATCGTCGATCGCGCCACATACAGACGCCGTGGGATCGCTTGCATTGTTGCGGGCCCGCACGAAGGACCAGGTGCCGACCGTAGCGTTGAACGCTCCGCTCACGTACCGCCGGATCGAGAAGCGAGGATATATGGTCGAACTGTTGGAATAGGTGAAGGTGCCGGTATAGAGCACCATGCATTTCCCGCCATTGTTGCGTGCGGCAGGTATCGAGATGCCTTGAATTGATGCAGCTCCCGAGAAGAACGAGGCGGCGCCGGACGTATAGGACGCGGCCAGTTCTGCCGTCGCTTTTGGGATGATCTGCGATGTATTAACTTGGTCGAGGAATGCTAGATCACCGCCCGGAATGGTGGGCTTATTAATAATATCGGTATTCCAATTGGCCTGGTTCTTGTCCGCCAGAGCACCTGTGTTGCGGGTGGCCTGTAGATGCCCGCTATAACCAAGGCCCGTGATGGTGACCTGTCCACCGCCGGCGCCTGAAAGGGTGCCATTGGCACCTATCTTGACCGTCGTATTATCGGTGGACGGGTCGAACAGCGCGAATCTGATATTGTCGATGACCACCTGACCGGTGAAAGCGCCCGAGGCGAAACCGGTCCAAGAGGCCATGGCGTAGATGCGGATACCGTAGACGGCCAGCCCGTTTGCACGGGCGATCCATGGGATTCTGTACCAGATACCGGTGGCGGTACCCTGGGGCTGCACCGCCGTGCGGACATATGACGTGCCCGCAGAGTTGGTAATCAAATCAATGACAATGCCGGGCAGGCCGCTGGTCCGCGCCGCCATCAGAATATCGACGGTCCCCCCCAGGAATGTGCCCGCTGGCAAGGGACTGGACGCAAACATCTGCTGGCGCTGCATCCCCGTGTTGGCGCCAGCCACCGACCACCGAGCCGCATATTGACCCGCGCGCACAAGCACCGTTTCTTTTGCCGGTGCCGCACCGGACCAATTGGCCCATCCATCCGGGTAGGTCCCCGACCATGCCGCGAAGGCGGGATTGAAGCCCAGCACAACATCATCGGCGTTGCTGATCACTTGGGCGTAGGGTACGCCGGTAATACCTTCCCAGGGTACGCTGGACGCCGTGCCGACGATCTCGCCCGCCCCGCTCGTCTCGTCCACCCAGGCCGACCAGTCCCCTGGCACGCCGAAGATCGAGACATGTCGGATACGCGCCTGGTAGACAGTGGTCTGCTCGACCGGTCCGCACGTCGCCTCCAGGAAATCCACACGGCTGGCCGGCACCGTCTGGATCGGCCCGGGACCGGCCTTCACTCGGTACTGAACTTCGGTATGGTCGCAGAACCCGCCGGGGTCAGGCCAGGTCACCTTCAGGAAATTCTTGGAGGTCCCGGAATCCCCAGCAATGGCCGTATCCGCCACGGTGGGCACACCGGGCGGGATCTTGGCCCTCGGATCATAGGTGCCGGGGTCGAGCTGTGTCACCGGCGTGCCGAGCGGCAGAGTGGTATCGTAGATGCTGGCATGCTCCTCGGTCGCCACCAGCGCCACCTCCCCGCCGATCAGCGCGTAACGCATCGAATTGATGCGCGCCAGTTCGTCAATGTAATTGGTCTCCCGGTTGTTCATGGTGATGATGTCGAAAGGCCTGACCAACAGCGCTTTCGGCCCCATCACTGCCTGCCAAGATCCCGGGAAGCGGGTCCGGCGAACCATCTGGCGGATCACGCGTTCCGCGATGGAAGGGCTCTGGATCAGCGAGAAATTGTGCTCCACCGCCCGTTCGCCGCCATCCTCGGTGACGGCCGTGGCTTCCACCACTTCCGGGTAGTCGGCAAGCTGGTACAGCAGTGAGGGCTCGGGGTAAAGACCGCGGCCCGTGTTCTTGAGATTGGCCACGTCGCCGCCCGGGTCGAAATCGATGCTGATCAGGTCGTCATCGGTGATGGTGCCCACCGACACAAGGTCGTCATGCGGCACCCAGCAGAACCACTTGCCCGCGACCCTGTCGATGGTGGCACCGATGGCGGATTCGAACTGGGTCAGCACATAGTCGTGATCATTCAACGTCTGCAGAAGGCCGCCGATCTGATAGCGGGTCAGGCCATCCTGTGGCTCGTCGCAGACATTGGCCATGGCGATCCACTGGTCATAGTCGATGTCTTCTGGGTCATCGCCCTTGCCGAACACTAATTTGCCGTTGGTCCGGTAGCCCAGGATATAGGAGAGGGCGTGCCGGGCCCAATTGCAATTGGCGTCATAGGTCCAGGTCGCGGCGTTGTCGGCGCGGTGCGTGCCGGACCCGCCCACCGTACTGTCCAGCCGCGGATCATAGGTCTTTGCCCCCAAGACAATCTGGCGAATATTAGTGGGGATTCCGCCCGCCAGCTTGTCCTGACCCTCCTTCAGGTCATAGAGGAGCCCATAATGTGCGATACCCCGCCCCCGCGCCGTGGCCGGCCAGCTGGAGCCTGGCACCGACAGCGCGGACTGGCCCTCCGTGCCGGTATTGGTGTATCGGGTGACGATTCCCTCCCAACCCGCCACCACGGTGCCGGCCGAGGTGATCGCCAGTTCGCCGTCGATCCACAACTCGTCATAGGCCTGAATCTCATGCGACGCCGCCTCGTAGATCATCAGGACCTTGCTGTCGCCGATCTTTTCGACATAGACGATCTTGGCCGCCGCCGCCGTCTTGCCGATGGCAAAATGGCCCGGCGCATCGGGGTCGATCTCGGCCCGCAGCCGTTCCACGACCGGGCCCAAATCCATGGAGGGCTTCTTTGTGAAGGCCTTCTGCGCCTGTTTCAATGCGGAGAGGCCACCGAAGATGGCGGCACCGCCAATGGCCCCCACCACCGCCAGGGACGTGGCAGTGACGGCGAATCCCACGCCGCTTGCCGCGGCGATGGTACCGCCGACGCTCAGGAACGCCCCAGCGCCGATGCCGGCACCCAGCCCGCCCGTCGCAACCGTGATGGCGCCTACCGCCGCGCCGATGGCGAGCGGCTTGGCGATTTTCTTGAGAGCCTTGAAAAGTCCCATCAGCCGACCCTGAACGCCTTGTCGATCTTGCTGATCAGGATGACCGAAACGCCGTCCTCGTAGATAAACACGGCCCGTACCCCGATGATGACACCGGCCCGGCCGTCCAGCCAGGCGATGTCGCCGCGGCGGCCCCAAGCCCCAGGCACCGGGTTGCCGAACCAACGCCGCAGAGTGGCGTAGCGGTTCGCACCTCGCTCCTTGGGCGGCCAATGGCCAGTGACGGCCCGCACTGCCTTGCGCACGAACATCAGGTCGTCGGGGTGCCCATCTGGACGGGCGCGTGTCTCCGCTGTCACCAACTCGTTGAGCCGACGCTGCCAGTTTTCATGCCGATCGGTCATCAATAGCCGCCCTAATTGCCGTACGACCTGGCTATCGCCATGTAATATTGCTGCGTCGGTGTGAGTCCGACATTGGCCCTGACGTCGCTCGCCTCCAAGCCGCCCGGTTTGTTGGCGAGTTTCAGCAAGTAGGCCGAATAGGTATCGCCCGGCCACAAACGGGCGTGATTGATGATGCGGTAGGGCGTGCCCGTCGCCAGGCCATAGTCACGGCCTAACGTCACCGCCACGCCGGCACCCTCGTCATCGCGCATCACGCGCACATTGGTGATGACACCCGTGAAGGCCCGCATCGGGTTGGCGATCACCGTTTTCAGGTCCGACGTATCCAGCAGGCCTTTCCACAGCCACGCCTTGCGGAGCCGCCACTGGCGGCGGTCCCGCACGATCTGGCGCAGCAGGTTCTGGTCCATGTCATGTGCCGGAAAGGTCAGAAGCACACTGTCCTCGCCGCCCGGGTCCTCGCTGATCTCGCTGATGTCGGCCGGCGCCTCGTCGGAATCGTAGACGTTGCCATCCAGCGCTGCATCGCCGGTGCCGGACGGGGCGAACAGACCGGGGCCGGTCCAGAAGTAGACAGGGTCCGATGCGATATCGAGGCGGCCGATCGCCACGTCGCTGAGGACGCGATCCTGCAATGCGGTCTGCATCGCCGCCGAAAGATCACGGGCCATCAGTACGTCTCCACGAATTGTGCCGAAATGCCGAAGCGTCGCAGGTGATCGGTGCTGAACTCGTTTTCGGGGTTGACCAAGCGGAAGCGAGCGACCGGCACGTTGAGTTCCACCGCTGTGTTGTCGGGCGGTGAAAACCGGATCGGCTCGGTCAGATGGAACGTGACGTTGCCCGCCCCGTCCGACACGGCGTCCGCCGCCAGGCCATGCATCTCTGTCACGAAGCTCAGGTAATCGCCCTGCCGGGCCACCGTTGTGGACGGGGTGACATTGTCACAGGCGAGCATGATGCCACCCTGCCCCGCACCCTTGACTAGGGGGCCGCCGCCGACATAGCCCGTGGATGGTCCGGAATAGGCGGGAGGGGCCAAGGTGCAGTAATTATTGAGATGGACGAGCTGATGAAGCACCGAGGACCAAAGCCTGGCATCGGCCTCCCATTTCAGGGGTGGCAGGGTAAAGCTGCGGGTCCAGCGGTAATATGGATAGACCAGCAGCTTTTCCGACATGTTCAGCATGGGCAGCGGCCGGTCGGCCGTCTGTTTGCCGATGGTCTGATTCCGCTTGCCCGGCGAGCCGGGGAGGACAATGAACGCCATTACGAATGCCTTGGGATGGCAGCCTTGCGCACCTGGGCGAGCGACAGCGCCACGGCCTGCGGCACGATCTCCTGCTGGGCGATGACGCGCATGCGCTCCAGCGTCCCGGAATCAGCACCGGGGGCGGAGATGGTGACGTTGACGTTCGGCGCTCCGCCCATACCGGAAAGCGCACGGTTGGGGATGATGCGGCCCGGTACCTTCGGGATGAACAGTTCCGGCCCGCGCTCCCCGACGATCGAGGGCACGCCGACCGGGGGGAGGCCGCCATCGGCGAAACCAAGAAGCTTGCCCAGCCCGGGCAGCACGGAGCCGCCAGCGCCGCCGGTGAATTTGTTGAACAAGAAGTTCGACAGCTCGGATTCGGCCAGCCGCATCAGGATGTTCTTGAGGGCATCGCCCAAACTGTCGGCGTGCAGCACGGCGCGGGCGAGCCCGTCGGAGGTCGAACGCAGCCAGCTCTCATAGGCTGTCTTGTTCTTCTTAGCCACGTCCCCGAGTTCTTCCATGGACTTCTTGACGGGCTTCGGATCAGGGACAACGGGTGTCGAGGGTGCGCCGGCGCCGGTCGGAGAGCCGAACGCCCCCATGACGTCCTCGAATTTCTGTCGGATGATATTTGCCGCGTCGGTGCCTGTCTTCGCCGCATATTCGGTGACGGCGTCCACGGAATCCTTAACCACGCGGACCTCGCTCTGGGCGAAATCATCCAGCGCGGAGGAGAATCCCTCCAGCTTGTCGGATATGCCTTCAAAACCGAAGAAATCCGCCAGCGCACCCAGCTTCTCATATAGCCAGGAATAGACGGCCGCCACCTTCTTCACGACGAAAGAGAGGGCTTGGTCGGCTGGTTCTCCAATGTATGTCCACCACATCTCGCCGATGGGTTTGAGAACGCGGACGATATCGTCATGAAAGGCCACGATCGCCGCCGTCAGACCGGCGATGCCGGCGACGGCCAGGGCAATGGGCGACATGAGGGCCGCCAACCCTGACGCCATCAGACCAAACGCAACCAAGACCGGGCCCGCGGCGGCCGCAAGGCCCGCAATGACGATCCCCAAATCCTGCGTCGCGGGCGACAATTGGCCGAAAGCGGCGAGCGCCATCTGCGCCCATTCAACGAGCTGGTTGGCAATGGGCAGGAGGCGGCTGCCCAGAGACACCGACAATTCATCCCATCCGGCCTGCAGACGGCGAAGCTGGTTGGCGAAACTGCCGGAGGTACGGAGGACGTCGCCCTGGGCATCGGCCGTCGCCTCGAGGATGATCTGGGCGCGCGCCAGCACCTTCTGCTGGTCCGTCAGGGCGCCCGAGGTCTTGACCAGCCCCATCTCCAGGGCCTTCTGCGCGACTGCGGCCTCGTTGATGAACACGCCGAAGTCCCGCATCGGCTCCGCCTCACCCTGCAGGCCGGAACGCAGTTTGCGCAACGCATCCTCGCCGGACACGTTATAGAAACTCGACAGGTCCTGAGTGAGGGTCGCGAACTTCTTGGACAGGTCGGCCGCCATCTGTTCGGTCGGCGCGGCCTGCTTGAACAGCATCTGGAAGGAGAGGGCACCCTGCTCGATCTCCTGTGTGGAGCGCCCCATGGCGTCGCCGGTCATCTCCGCCCATTTGGCCACGGAATCCGCCATGCCGCCGAATGTATACCGAAACGCTGATTCCATTTCCTGAGCATCGGACGCTGTCTTGATCATGCTGCCCGAGACCACACCCAGGGGCAGGGTGATCCCGAACGCCATGCGCTTGCCGATGTCCTGGAACTGCTGCCCGATCCTCCCCAGCCGCTGTGAGAACTCCCGCATATCCAGGCTGATCTTTACGGAAAGCTCTTCGATCATTGTCCGCGCCATCAGTCGGGATACCTTTCCATCAACGCATCCAGTTCGTCCATCGTCATCGGTTCGGCATCAGCACCGCCGTATTTCTCGGTGAGGCCGGCGATCGCGGCCAGCCACCCCTTGAGCGAGAAGGCGTAGAACTCGCGCTCAGTGAAGCCCAAATGGCCGTGGGCTATTTCCTGCCAGCGGCGCCACGGGATTTCCGAGGCGCCTTCGGAGGGTTTGCGGCTTCGTCGTCACCTCCCAGCGCCTTCTGCACCGCCGCGGCGACTTCGTTCAGCGTCTCCTGGGTCACCTCCAGGCGTTTCACTTCGGCGAGTGTGATATCCGCGCCGCCGCCATTGAGGAGCGCCCACAGCATGACGAGCAGATCGCCGACCCGCGGCGACGCCATGCGCCTCGACAGCTCGGTCATGTCGTCGATGTCGTAGTGATCCTGGATGTCCGCCAGCGCGCCCACCGTCATGCAGAGCGTGTATTCCTCACCGTCGATGGTGACGGTGCTCTCCCCCCGTGCCCAGCGCGCCATATCAGGCCGCCGGCGTGAAGGTGACGGGGCCGGCGCTCTCCATCGACGTCGACCACTGGACGGCGCCGTTATGCTCGCCGCTGAAGTCCAGCTGCGTCAGCTCGAAGGGACCCTCGAATGTGCCCAAGCCAGGCACGATGACCTGGTAGTTGGTGAACTCCTCATCGTCCATGTAATCGGCCAGCACGTCCTTTATCGGCTGCCCCATCTTGGCGATGCCGGAGCCCGAAATCGAAATGGAGCGCACCCCGGCGCCGGCCAGGAGTTCCCGCCAGCGGTCCGTGGAATCGTCATTGGTGATATCGACGGTTTCCCGGTTCAGCGACAGCGACGCGCTGCGAATGCCGCCGATGGTCGCGAAACCCTCGGTAGGCGTGACGCCGTCACCGATCTTGATGAGAAGATCCTTGCCCTTCTGTGCCATAATGAGTTCCTTTCAGTTGTGGATTGCACCGCCGCTCAATCGCCGGCGGGGGCGGCGTCGCTGGCCAGCGTATCCGCCGTGATTTCCGTCGCCGCGGCCGCCCGGATGAGGGCCGCCGCCCTGTCGCGCGAGACGCCCATATATCTGCCGGGCCAGACGGAGAGGGTCCGGCCATCCTTGTACGGCACGGCCGGATCACGTCTGGTCACCTCGATATCCATGGTCTGGGTCTCCGACATGGGACCTGCTCCTCAGAGTGCGGTTTCGGGATCGTCTTCGGCCGTGCGGTATTCGGCCTCGTAGGTGAGGATGAAGAAGGCGAACTCGTAGGCGCCATCTTCGGGGAATTCCTGCCGCGCGCCCTTGTATTCCGGATTGCGGAACAACACGCCGAACTGGGACTGCATGCGGCGCTCGATCTCGACCGCGATATCATCCGCCTGGTCCTGCCCGTCCTTGGCCTGCTTGCGGACCATGATGGCGATTTCGATGGTGACGGTGCGGAACACCACGCCGTCGTCATCCTCCAGTTCCGCCTCCTCGCCCGGCGTACGGATATTGAGAAACGGCAATTCGGTCTCGTTGACCGACCGCCCCAGGTTGCAGGCGACGTTAGGGCCAACACCCGGAATGCCGGTCAATGCCGCCTTCACGGCCGCCCGCAACTGTGTCCGGACATGCGCCATCAGCTCTGCCCCACCTGGATGAGCACGGTCAGGGCCAGTTGGCGGGGCGCATCGGAGGTCTCGACGATGACCTCGACACCGCACCTCGTCCCGTAACCATCCCAGGCGGGATCACCCTGCCTGGTCTCATCGACCCGGGTCCAAAACCGCAGGCGGGTCGATCCGCTGCCGAGGAATGGCGCCGGATCGGACATCACCTCAAAGCCCAGCGACGCCGCCTCTGCGGTCGGCGTGCAGGCCACAATGTTCGTGATAGTCTCCCCTTCGGCCAGCGCCGGCGGCAATCCCGTCTCGCTCTCCAGCGCCTGGAAATCCACTTCCCACAATTCGACCTCCGACGGGTCCATGACGGTGGGATTGCCGTGTTCATCCGTGAACAGGTAGGAGTAGCGGGGATTTGTCATGGGGCTTCACCCACCATCTTGAGCGCCAGCAGCCAGGCGCCACTATCGTCCGGCCGGACCTCGAAGACTTCATATTCATCCGTGCCGGCCCGGATGCGGTGACCATGTGCCGGCTTGACACCGGACAGGTCCGCGCCCCGGACAATGATTTGCGGGAAGGTCGAAATAACGGTGCCGTCGCCGTTCACATCGACGGATTCGTCGGTGAACACGCCACGCAAAGTCTCTCCATCGGCACCAGTCTTGATGAGAACCGTGCCGGTGTCATAGACGATGGCCAGGCCGAGTTTTTCGTTCAGCGCCAGATTGACGCGGTCAAAGATCTCGGCCTGGCCCATGGTCGGTCAGCCCGGAAGGGCTCAGGTGCGCTTGGCGCGCTGCAGCGACAGGGGCCGCGTGCAGAGCATCAAGGGGTAGGAGTAGAGTTCGATTTTGGCCCACATGTTGCGGTCCCTGTCGGGCACGATCATCGAATAGACTTCCTGTCCCAGCGTATTCACGAAGTCGAACGTCTCCGCCGGCGCCATCACATGCTGGAAAAGCCCGGGTACGCCCGCCGCGAAGAACCGGCACTTGTCGGTGCCGATCGCGATGGTCGATCCGTCATCGGTGCCGCGATAGTTCACGAAGCGGATGCCACCATACATGAACTGCTGGAAGGCCACGGCTTCGCGTAGCGAGGCCGCCGCCTCGTAGTTCAGGAAGGTCTCCCGCACCTCCGGATGCGCCGTCAGATCGTCCCAGAACGCATCGCCGCAGAGGCCGATGATCTGCATGCCGGGCAGCGCCAGGCTGCCCAGCTCGCGCTGAACGGCGCGGACAACCTGCGTGCACTTCTTGCGAACCGCGCCGGAGACCGGCGACGCATTGTCCAGGTCGAAATCGATCTCCGGCGCCTGGGCAACACCGAACTCGGTGAAGTAGTCGTAGATGGTGGAGCCATCGGAATCCAGCAGCAGACCCTGGATGGCACCGAGGCGGTGATACTCCATGGTGGCTTCCAGATCCTGGCGTAGCCGCATCTGGCGCCGGGCCACTTCGGTCTGCACTTGGATCAGTTCGGATTCCTCGCCGAACGCCCGGATATTCTGGAGTTCATCCGCCGTCACGCGGTCGGAGGGCGCCAGGCGCACCGTATTGAAGTTGCGGACGTTGCGCCGATCCTTGGCCTTCTCCTCGGGCGCGGAGCCGCGTTCCGACGTCTTGACCAGGGCCAGCGTATTGTCCCGGCGCTCCACCATGACGGTGGTGGTTCGGATCGGCTCCGGTTCGAAGAGCGGACGACCGGCCACGCTGAGCGAGCCCAGGAACTGGGGGACGTACTCGAACTTCTCGACCGCCCGCGTCAGCGAGATCGCCGAGAAGGCGTCCTGATTGAAGATATCAAGAGTAGCCATTGCGATATTCTCCTTGCGTTGGCGGTTAGCGGATGATGATGCCCAGCGCGGCCAGTTCGCCTTCGGCGGCCGTCTGCTCGGCGGGATCGATGTCGTCCGGCCAGATCAGATCAGAGCCGCGCACCTCGGCATCTCGGACGACAGCGACCGCCTCCGCGTCGGCGGACGCGGCCAGAGCATCCCCATAGAGGATTCCAGCGGCATTCTCGGAGCCGTCGGCGCCGTCCTGGTTGAACTGGACGTATTTGCCGGAGGCCGTCACCTTGCCGAGCACCGTGCACGGCTTGAGGTCAGCACCCGTGGCGATGGTGACGGTTTCCCGCGACCGGTGGCCGTTGGCCTCGGACACGATGAACTCGCCGGGATGCGAAGTTTCGGTAAGCGTGGTCATGATGTTGCTCCTTTCAATCGCTCGCCGTTATTTCCGCCGACGGTTCAATTTCGCGGCGATGTTGTCCCAGCCGTAGTTGCCGGCGGCCGGGGTGGTTTCGGCATCGCTGCCGATCTTCGGACCCTTGGACCCGTTCATGGCGGCCAGGAAGTCATTACCCTTCTTGCCAGCCTTGTCTTTGGGCGTGGTTTCCAGCACGGCCACGATGGCCTTGGAGGACAGACCGGTGCCGGTGAGGAGCTGGACCGCCGTGGCCTCGCGGCCCTTGGCGGCGGCGTGACGCATCACGCGGGCGACGCGCCGGCGTTCCCGGCCCCGGGCCTGACGCGCGGCAGCGGACTTCTCGCTGTCATCGCCATCTTCGGCGGCTTCCATGTCCTCTTCTTCTTCGGCCGCCTCCTCGTCACCGTCATCGGCGGCGTCTTCAGCGGCGGCACCTTCGGCGGCGGGGTCCATGTCCTCTTCCTCTTCGGCCTCCTCTTCGGCGGCCTCCGCGGCTTCGGCATTCTCAGCCTCGGCCTGCGCCTGCTTCCTCGCGTCCTGCTGGGCGCGAGCAGCATCCTTCCGGGCGCTCGCGCGCCGGGTCACTTCCGCGAGTGCGGGCATGTGTCGTCTCCTTTAGGTGAATGGTGGCGCTATCGTCCCAGCGCCGATTGAAGTTCGGTCCACGCCTCCATGGGAGACATGACCGCGTCCGCCAGTCCGGCGTCCAGCGCGGTCCGGCGTCCGTTCCGGCTGCCACCGGGATAGCAGCGTGCCTCGGTGGCCAGTACGTCTTCGAGCTTGAGCCCCCGGTTCTGGGCAACCGCGCCCGCGAACATCAGTCTGATGTCCTCGACCTCTTCCTGCAGACTGTCCCGAACGTCCTTGGGCAGATGCTCGTAGGGGTTGCCGTCCACCTTGTGGCTGCCGGCATGGATCAGGCTGACCTTGATCCCTGCTTCGTCCAGCGCGTCCTGCCAATCGACATGCATTACAAGCACACCGATGGAGCCGACGCCGCCCGTCTCGGGCAGGATGATGCGGTCACACGCGGAGGCCAGCCAGTAGGCGGCCGAATAGGCCACCTCCGAGAGGATCGCCCACACCGGCTTGTCGCCTCCGCCCCGCTGCGACACCGCAAAGATCATGTCCGCCAGATCCTGGCACCCCGCCACCTCGCCGCCGCAGGAATCGATTTCCAGCACGATGGCCTCGACGTCCGGGTCCTCGTTGGCCTCCAGCAGCTTGACCATGATGCCGTCATAGCCGGTCAGCCCCGAATAGGGATGCAGACCCCACTTGTTGACCAGGATGCCCTCGATCGGAATGACAGCCACCCCGTCGCTGACCGTATACGGCTTGTAGCGGGCTGGATCGTCCTCAAGCGCGGCCATCTTCTCACCCGACAGCGCCTCGGCGTCCAACGCCACCTGACGGCCGTCCCGAACCGTGCTCAACTGGACGATGCCCAGACGGTCTGCCAGCGCCGCGACCACGATATCGGCCTTGCGCGGCTCGAGGAGCAAGGGCCGGTTGAACATTTGCTGGGCAACATGGGCGAATTTCATGACTGCGGGACCTCGCTGCCGGTATTACCATTGCCCCCGCTGGCCGCCATGATGGCGTCCATGTTCGGGTCGGTGAGGCCCGCCGCCTCCCATTCGCGCTTCTCGCGGGCGCGCTGGGCGATGACCTCCTGATAATCCTTGCCCTGCTCGGCACATTCGTCCTCGAGCGTGGACAGTCCGCTTTCCATGCGGATCACGGACGCTTGGGCTTCCTTCACCGGGTCCACCCAGCCCCGGCCGGGCCCGATCCATTTGCACCGGCAGTAGGCCGCCCGGGCCTGTTGGAACGTCGGTGCCCCGGTGGGCAGGGCCACATAGTCCCTGGCAATCGCCTCCTCCAGCCAGGCGCCGAAGATCGGTGTGGCGACGCCTTGTGTAAAGGCGTGGCGGTCGGCGCCCATGGTCCGCCAGACTTCCAGAAGCGCTGCCCGGGCCGATGAATAGTTCGTCCGCGACCAGTCCATGGACAGTTGCTCATAAGAGAGCCCGGTCGCCGATGCGATGTTGCGCAGGCAGGCCGCCTCGAAATCCGCGAAGGCCGTGGAGGGCCGCTCTGCCCGCTGGAACGCGAGTTTTTCGCCGGGAAACAGTTGCGGGATACGGACGCCGCCCAGGGATATCCGGGTATCCTTGTGAAAGGCGCTGCGCGCCTGCTGATAATCGAGTGAGCCGCCAAGCCCATCCGCCACCAGGTCCGGATCGAACGGGGATTCGATGAAGGCGGCCAGCACCGCATTCAGCACCGCCGCCTGCAGTTCCACCTTGTCATATCGGTCCACCATCTTCAGGCGTTCCAGGACGGGTGTCAGGATGCCGGTTCCACGGGTCTGCCCGGCGCGGTGCTTGTCGAAGAAGTGCACCATCACCGGCCGTCCCCACGGATATTCCCTCGGCACATATTCCCAAACGAAATTGTCCGCAGCACCGAGATAGACATCATTGGGATGGCGCTTGCGCACATGATAACCGGTGGCCGCCATGGTCCTGGCGTCCACCTCCACGCCGCCGCGCAGGGTTTCGGTATCCGCCCAGCCGTTGGGGTTGGACACGCGATCGGCGTCGATGATCTGCACCGTCGTCGCGAAGCTGCCGGCAGTGGCGCGGTCATCCTCCCACAGCAGGGCGGCGAACACCTCACCGTCCGTCTTGTATTGTCGATACGCCAGGCGCATCAGGCCTGCAAAGCCGGTGACCCGGGAGGCATCGCAATAGCGGCCTGGATCCTCGGACCACAACCGGAACCTGGCCTCGACCTCGTTGGCCCAATCCGCCGCCCACTCCGGCGACAGGCCAAGCGCGCGCCAGTCCGGCCGGAGCGACAGACGGAGGTCCGCCCCCACCGCATTGTCCACCAGCCGCGTCAGCGCACCCGAAGCCCAGCCGGAGTTGCGCGCGATATCGCGGATGCGGGCCACCACAGTATCGCGCGTCGGCAGGCGCTCGGCGTCCGGGGACGTCAAGCCGGGATACCAGCCTGCCAGCTCCTGACTGACAGGATCGCCCGCGCTATAGGCCGGCGGGGGCGGCGCTGCTCGTGGTGACGTCGCCGCGGCGATCCGGCTGCGCACCTTTTCAAGAACGGGCAGCATCAGCCGAACCTCACGCCATGCGCCGCCCGCCCACCTGTCTGCCCGAGGAGCGACTTGAGTTCGATGATATAGGCCCGCAATCTGGTGACCCCCTGGTCATAGACCGCGAAGTCAACGGCGCTGCCATCGGGCTTGGTCACGCGCACGACGGTTTCGCCCACCAGCATCTTATGCAGGGCGGCTTCCGCTTCGCTGAGACGGGTGGTCAGGGTTGCTGTGTCAGTCACTTAATCACCATTGAACAGGTTTGCGATGGTCGAGCCGATGGATTCCGGAGACCGGCCAGTCTCGGCCCTGTGTTGCGCCAGCGCCTCGTAAAGCCGGTCCCATGCCGCGTCCGTCATCCGGCTGACGCCCATGAGTTCGGCGGCCGCTCGGGCATAGACGCGCATGTCCAGTTGTTCATTGCGATCCCTGGTCTTTTCCCATTCTCGCCGCTGGAACCCATTCTTGGCCTTTACGACGACGATATGTTCGGACACCAGCTGCTTGCAGGTCTCCTCATCGACCTTGGGCAAGTGGATGTATCCCTCCGCATATGGCTCGCCATCGAGCGGCACCGGCAGGCGGAAGAAGCCGTAGGTCTCCTGCTTGATGAAGGCCCCGCCGACTGGATAGAGGCGGATGCCGACTTTCTTACCTTTAGACGTCCGGCTGGAGCGGTCTGGTGCTCCAATTACGAACCCCCACTGCTTCCAGTGTTCGCCCTTGATCACCATGACCCGATTGTCCTGGCCCTTCGCCCAATCGTAGACGGAATCGGTCGCATAGCCGCTGTCCACCGCCATCCTGGCGATGGGAAGCGCCGCGCCGGACTCCGTCTCGAACTGACGTTGCAGCAGCCTGGTCAGAGGCTCCCAGGTCGTCTTCTGATAAGGATCACCATTGAACACAAACGTCTCGATAAGCCAGCTTTCTCGGCCACGCCCCCAGCCCCAGACCGCCGCCTCGATGCGGTCCTTCTGGACATCCACGCCAGCGGTCAGGAGCGCAACTCCATCCGGGCAGCGGCCAATCGGCCAATCCTCGCGTCGCTCATAAAGCCGTTCCCACTCCGGCGCCTCGCCTTTCTCAGCCCAAGTTTCAGCCAGGATGGTATTGATGAACGTCTTCAGTTCCTCAGGCTTGCCCTGGGCCTTCTCCCAGGCCTGGACGATATCAACCCAGCTCAGCCATCCCACCGGGCTATAGAGCGAGTTCAGATGAAAGCCAGCGGCCTTGCCCGGACCAGGATCCGTGGCCCGCCACTCACCGTTGGCCAGCATGAACGTCTTGTGTTCGTCACCCAGCAGACAGCCACAGTGCTCACACATGTAGCGCGCCTTCTGCGGGTCCCCCTTCGGCCATTTCAGGTTCTCGAACTTGAGGACCTGAAACTCTTCGCATTCCGGACATGGGACGTGGTACATGCGCTTGTCGCTCTGTTCCCATTCCTTCTCGATACGCGAGACGCCCTTGATCGTCGGGGTCGACGTCAGCAGGATTTTGCGCCGATGCCGAAACGTGTTGGTCCGGCGTTCCGCCAGGGCCACAGGGTCACCTTCGCCCCCAACGTCGGATGGATAGAGGTCCACCTCATCCATGAAGAGGTAGCGGATCGGCCGGCTTCTGAGGCCGGCCGCCGAGTTGGCACCGGTCATGACCAGTACGCCGCCCGGGAACTGCTTGGATTTGACCGTGTTGCCGCTGTCCCGCTCGCGCGCGGGCGGCACCTTCTTTCGCAGCCGCGGCGAGGCGTCGATCATCGGCTCGATGCGGTCCTTGCTGTACCCCTCCGCATCCTCCACACGGGGCTGCACCAACAGCATTGGCCCCGGCGAATTGTCGATCACATACCCGACGAAGTTGTTTCCAGTCTCCGACTTGCCGACCTGCGCGCCCCACATCAGCACGACGCGCTGCACCGGCGAGGTGACCGACAGGCATTCCAACGGCTCTCGGACATAGGGGGTGCGGTCCACCCTGTACTTGCCGGGTTCGGCAGCAGCCTTGCCAGAAAGATACCGGTGCTTATCCGCCCATTCCGCGACCGTGAGGGATTCCTCAGGCCGCAGGCCGTTCGCCCATGCCTGCCTGACCGCCCTCCTCGCCATCATCGCCGCTGCCGGGGTCGGCGGTGGCGAGTTGATCGGCACGGTTGATGAGGAAATCTCTGACATAGCGCTCCAGCACAGCAGACAGCAGCCCCGGGTCCACCCCCAGTTCCGCCGCCATCACGGCAGAAATCTGCGCGGGCCAACCCAGCAGGGCGTCCCTCTCCTGCCTGGCAATCGCGAAGTTCTCTTTCTCGACTTCGGCACGGGGCACCAACTCGCCCTCGGTAACGCGGCGCTGCAGTTCGTGCTTGCGGACAAGCTCGATCTCCTTTCGGCGCAGGGCCTCCGCATAGCTCCAATCTTCTGGTGGCTTCGAAAGGTCCAAAGGGGCGCCGTCATCGCCCTTCTTCGGGCGCGAGGCAGCATCCTGTTTCTGCGCTCCAGCGTTACCACCAGGCGTTACCTCTGAACCACCGCTGGGTTGGGTATCACCCCGATAGCGACCAAGCCCGTGACCTTCGAGCCGCTGGTCAGACTTGCGGACGTCGACCTTCCCTTTCGAAAAAACCAGAAGACCCTTGGCTTTCCACTGTGTTACAGTCTTCCGCGATACGCCGTGGAGGCGGGCATATTCAGCCTGGTTGACCAGCCGATTTTTCATGAAAATTTCGTGCGTAGATCGCCAAACCGGCTGCCGTTGCAAATAAGGGATGGCTGAAACCCGCAGAAAACAGCCATTGTTACCCCACTTTCAATCCCCAAACCCTGGCCAAAAATCGGGTGCGGCGTACCCGCAAGGCTCGAGGATTGGGAAGGACCCGCCGGCGCCCCCTCCCGGCCGGCTGGCGTTAACCATTTCCGGGAGGGCCGCTGCCCGCGATCTGCACGGTCACCCTTTGGCCCTGAGCCGCTGGACATAGGCACGCAGTTCATGCTCGAGCCGCTTGGGCAGCGTGGTGTCGATGGTGCGGGCGATCTCCTTGAGGATCGTCTCGTCCGCCATGGTTCGGGGGATGCTCGGCCCCCAGAGCTTCTTGATCGGCAGGCGGGCACTCCTCTTGCGGACAAACACCTGCTCGCTCGTCCCCCGCAACTCGATCTCGTCCGCCTTATGGGTTTTGGCTCGGGCAATGAACGCTCCCTTATAGAGCTTGCGCTTACCCCAAGCCTTGGCGCTGACGCCCTTCCTGACCTGCCGGGCGGCGAACTGGATCAGACTTATTGGCCTGCCGGAAGCGCGCACCACAGCATACAGTCGGTTCTTGCGTGCCCTTCTGATGACGATTTTCTTCTTCACCGGCGAGACGGGCAATCCCATCTCGCGGGCGATGTCCCGGCTGGCGCTGGCGCGCACCGTGGTCGCCGTCCGATTGAGAGCCCGCACCCCCGCAGTCGGCAGTCCCTGCCGCTCGATCGCCGTCAGTTTGCGCTGCAGGCTGTCAAGTCCTTTGATCTCAATGCGCGCCGCCGGCATCCGCCTACGCCGCCCGGAAGAATCCCGCCGCGTTGACCTGCGCCGTCACGTCCGAGCCATCCGTCGTCACCAGGAAATCATAATAGCACAGCGGGATCAGATTGGCGTCGGTGCTGCTCGTGGTATCCGGGTCATAGCAGACCAGCAGCTTGGCCGTGGTATTGTTGGAGACGCCGCCGGCACCAACCCACGTCTGATCAGGCAGGTCCAGATCACGGCGGTTGTTGGCATCGTCCGGCGCGGGCAGCGCGTCCAAATCGGCATCGCTGAGCACCTTGCGGGCATAGTTGGTGAAGTCCGCCTCGGTATTGGCGCCGCCCAGGAGCGCCGCCAGCGTGTCATAATCCTCGAGCGTGCCGTCCGCCTCCGCCGTCTTCAAAAGCACGACGACCAGGGCGGCATTGGCCGGATCATTGCTCTTGACCCGGCTATAGAGTTCGACGATGCGCCCCTTGGCGATATTGAATACTCCGTCAGCCATGATGAATCTCCTATTGATGAATGGTGATGGCCCTATGAGGCCTCGTGACCTTGATGATGCGCGACGGCGGGATCTGGATTTCGAAGTCCGACGCGCGGATGACGGTGATGGGAAGACCGCTGTCAGTCTCCACGACCGGCCCGATGCCCAGCGCTTTGGCCCGAGCCAGCGCCATCACCTCATCCGCCTCCGAGGCTTGGCCGATGGCGACCATCTTCTCGGCACCCATGGATAGACCGATGTCCTGTTCACCTGCCAAGCCGAAGGCCTTCACCTTGGCGCGGGCGAACGAGAAGGTGGCGTCCGCCTCCGCCGCAACGCCCATGGCAACGATTTTGGTAAGGCCGAGCAGGAGTGCCGTGTCAATCTCGCTGGCGAGGCCAATGCTGTGTGCCTTCCTTGCGGTAAAAATCGCCGCCGTATCGACCTCCATGGCGATACCAAAACTCCTGGCCTTCAGCCGCCCATACGGCCATGCCATGTTGGTCTCGCTCGCGATACCGACGCCCATTGCCTTGGCGCGGGCGAACGAGAAGGCGCCGTCCGCCTCCGAGACTTGACCCATGGCGATGATCTTGCCAAAACCAAGCGGGAGTGCCGTATCGCCCTCCGTGACCAGGTCGAAGGCCTTTATTTTAGCCTTACCCAGAGCGAAGGCGCCGTCCGCCTCCGCCGCAACGCCTATGGCGATGATCTTGCCAAAACCAAGCGGGAGTGCCGTCCCGGTCTCGCTCGCGAAACCGAGGCCCGTAGCCTTGGCGCGGTGGAATACAAAGGTGCCGTCCGCCTCCGTCGCCAGACCCAGCGCAATCACCTTGCCGAGTTGAAGAGCGAGTGCAGTATCCGTCTCCGTGACCAGACCAAGATTGACGATTGCGCCCCCGCCGCCCACATCCTCCGGCGTGCCGACCGAAATGAACCCTGCGGGATCGCTCTGGTTGGCATATTCGGTCGCCACCCAGTCAGCGCTCCAGGGCCGGGCTTCCAGATAGACCTCATCCTGCAGCCCTGCAAAGTCACGGTCGGTCGTATACGTCCGGCCAATCTTGAGGGATACATTACTGGTCCGGATATCCGTGGTCTTCAGCGGCTGCTGCGCATAGCTCACCTCGGCCCCGTCGGCGAAAATGCGCATGGCCCCGCCGTCAACGGCCTTGTCCCAGGTCACCACGACGCGCCGCCATGTGTCCTGACTGAGCACGCCGCCGGTCGATACGGTCACGTCAAAGTTGGAGGATGGCAGGCGGGACAGAATGACGGTGACGTCGCCGGGTGAAGTCGTATTGATGTCCACGGCGTAACCGGCCGCACCGTTCGTCAGGTCGTATTTTGAAAACAGGCTCTGGCGCGCGGCGGTCGTTGCCGGGTTGACCCAGGCCGCGTAGGTGAAGGCCGACAGCAGGTCAAGAGTGTCGTCAGCGGCGATTTCGACGTAATCACCCGCGCCGCCAAATTCCACCGCCTCGCCAGACACACCCGCCGTCCTGGCGGCAGCACCCTGCAGCGTCCCGTCATTGCCGTTCCGGCTTGCATCCAGGGCGGGGCCTGCGGACTCGTCGAACCCCCAGCTACTCACGGTCCAGGCATAGACCGCATAGCGGCCGGCCGGGTCGTCAGGCGGCGGCTGGGTGTCGGATGTCGGTGTATTCCACCGCACATATATGGTGTCCGCCTGCGTATCGCGGATTTCCGGCAAACGGACGCGGATCACGGCCTTGCCAAGCGCCGGATCGGCATTTGTGGAAAACTGCTTGATGTGGCACGGCAGCGGGACCAGGCCGTCCGCATCCAGGAAAAAGCGGATATCCCCGCCATCTGCCTGGGCTGGCGACGGGCCATCGGCGTCGAACATCTCCGACGGCAGGCACGCCTCCGTGAACTCGATAGCCCTCCCTTGGTGGCTGCCCGTGATTTGCGCGGGGACAGTGCTCAATGCACACATCCGGGTGTGCGCCAGCGGGCCAACCCCGGTCACTGCATTGACCACCAGGTCTCCATTGTCGATGATCGTGCGCAGCGCCTGGGCGAAGGCAGCCCCCACGTCATCCGCCACCGCATGCTGGTCGGCTGAATTCATCCCGAATTCCAGCGTGAAACCGGGGCAGCCATTGTTCTCCAAATGGAGGGTCAGTGAATCGCTACCCAGATCGTCAAGGTTCTCGATATTGGTAGACGCCAGATTGTTGGCGGCGGTCAGCCACGCGGAATCCACTGCGCTGAACACGCTCCCCCGCCAGACGAAGCTTTCCGGGTCCGGGCCAAACCCATCGGTATGGCAGTCCAGGCTGATATCGCCATAGCCATCCTCGATCAGCGCGGTGCGAAGAGCCACGACCTCGTAGATGTTGGCGGTCTTGTCCGGCATCTGCCGGTTGCAGTCCCAGCCGGCATGCGCGGTTTCGGCGGTGCCCCGGCTGTACCCGGCATAGCGGCCCGAGATATTGACAATCGGGTAATAGTGGATGTTGAACCGGCGGCGCAGCTCCACGTCCGACAGCCACTCTCGGACAAACGCCTCCGAGGCCCAGGTGCCCATGTCCTCACCGGCATGCACGCCCGAGAACAATTTGATCAGCGCCTTGCGCTTGCCGGAGGGCGGGTCCGCGCTGTCGTCCCGCAACCCGTAACAGACGAGATCGAGGTCCGGCAGGGTGCTGCCGTCCAGGTCCGAATAGTTGGCCCCCGTGATCTGCCCGTAACTGTAGGCCGGAGTATCCGGGCTAAAGATGTCGGACGGCAGGCGGAACACATAGCCGGCGGCCACGCAGTCGGCAAAAAGAACGTCCCGTTCCTGCGGCCCGTACGGCAGGTTGAGGCCGATCTCGACCACATCCGCGCTGAACGGCGTGTCGTTCCAGCCCTGCTTCGCCTGGTCCGCCCCGCCCGACACATGGTCAAAGCGCGTCCAGCGGTGGTCTCCCTGGTAGCGCCACACCAGCTCATTGTTGGCAAACCGGGCGGCATTCAGGTCCGCCGCCGGATTCAACTCGCAGATAAAGGTCGGCGTTGCACCGTCAACCCCAGAGACCCGGGCATACAGTACCTGAGTGCGGTTGTTGGAAAAGGTGGCGCCGCTGTTGTCGGAGTTCGGGGAGTACTCGGCACTGGGCCGAGGCATCAGGGATACCGTCGGGCTGGGCAGCGAGCCGGTCACGCTGGAACTGGCGACATCGACACAGCCGCGCGCGACCGGTTCCTCAATCACGACGGCCATGCGCCCACCTCAATTATGATGCCAACGGCCAACAAAAAACCCGCCGAATGGCGGGTTGGTGCAGATATCCTGAGCTTTGAAGACAATTCTTCATCTCACATTACGTGCATCTAATCACGTTTTTGTGAACAGGTCAATAATCGGTCTGACGCACCCTGAGGCGGCCCGGTGCTCAAGAGGAGCGGGGAAACCAAGCTCAGACCAGCAACCAAGCGTGCGTTTCGAACCACCGCGCAGGACCGTCACCAACGCACAGGTACTTTGCGATCACAGGCACGACATTACCAAACGCGCGGGCCTTGGCCGGTGTCTTGGCGTATCCCACCACATCGGTCTCACGGATGACGGGCAGATACCCCTTGCCGACACGGCGATCATCAATACGCCCGTATATTACGTGTTCCATTGTCTTCTCTAACTTGGATTTGCCATCACTGATAATCGACATAATATAGCGCCTTAAGTTAAGAGGTTGCAAAAATATGTGGGACTGCCATCACGCCGCTCGCCCCGGTGACTTCCGGTTTCCCTGCAACCAGTCCACCATGACCTCCAGGCCGGCGACGGCATCGGCGAGCCGGAAGTCGCCCACCGTGAAATCGTGACAGGTCCCGGCGTCCTTCGGCCATTTGAAGTCCACACAGAGTTCGGTGGCCGCCTTGTGGGCTTTGGGTCCCGCCGCCTTCAGCGCCTCACGGAGCCCCGAGAATCGGCGCTCCAGATAGGTCTCGCGGTCGTCCTGGCCGGTGAAGGTCGTGCGGCATCCGAAACTGCCCTCGACGCTGGCCGTCTTCGCCCACGGCTTGCCGATACAACGCCAATAGAGCCACGCGTAGTGCTCCGCCGCGTCAACCAGATATTTTTGCCTGGCGCTGGTCTCCGGGTCCGTGTCACCGGGCCTGTTGAACCAGCCTTGGGCGCGCAGCACCACCGCCGGCGACGACGCATCGTCGTAATTCGAAACCAATCCCACGATCTCTCCGTTCACCAGCCTGAGGGTGCGGCCCAGGGCCAGCGACTTGCGCACCCTCAATTCGAAACTCCCCACCTCGCGGCGATAGCCCCGTCCCGCCGCCGTGGTCTGTCGCCGTTTGGCGTTGATGTCCCTCTTGCGCCCCGATCTGGCCATTCACTCACTCTCCATGGTTGTACATCTGTCATCAATATGCCGCCTATACCGCTCTGATACCCATCTCCGGTTGTATTTCCGCCCGGTCCGGCATGAGTTCGGCCACCTCCTGGACCGACAGGAAGCATCCCGGCTCGCCGGGCGGCGGGCTCTTGGCGGAGAGACGCCACTCCCCGGTCTCGAACCAGCGCTGCAGGATGGGTTTCAGCGTTTCGGCGTAGTAGCCGCCATACCGCTTCGGCTCGCCCGGCCGCCGGGCCTTGCAGTCGCGGCGCACCGCCGTGTCGAAATAGCGCAGATCGCGGGGCGGGGTACGTTCCTGGCGGGTCGCCATCACCCGCTTGCAGACCCTGGCGATGTCGTCCGGGGCGAACCCTTCGGCCACCCAACCCTCGATGATGTCGGTTTGCTGCATGTGCCACCCCGGACTGACGATCCGCGTCTCGTCGATCCCGGCAATGGCGAACACCGCCTCGCGCACACGCGCGTGCGCATCGGACGGTTCCCTGGATGGTTTATAGGATGGTTCGGGTGACAAATCCGACCGGGTTTTGGTCCGATTTGTCACCCCCTTCTGGTCCGATTTGTCACCCCCCTCCGGTGACAATTTGTCACCTTCGGTATTGTCGGGTGACAAATTGTCACCGGACATATTGTCACCATGTTCCCGATTTGACCCCTGCGGATGGCGGGGCGCGGATATCGCCTCCGACGACTGCGCGTCATCATCCGCATAGCGCAGCAACGGAGCCTCCTGCATGCCGGTGATGGTATAGCAATGGGTGCCCTTCGGCCCTCCGTTCTCCTCGATCTCGATTTCACCGAGTTCAGCCAGATTGCGGATAGCCCGCTTGACCTGGCGCTCCGACATATGTGCCTCCTCCGCCATGCCGGCGATGGACGGCCAGGCATTACGCCCATGCTTGTCGGCATGGTTGGCGATGGAAAGGAGGACCAGCCGGTCCCCCAGCCGCGCCTCGGAATTGTCGAAGACATAGCTCATGGCCTGCACACTCACGGTCTCACTCCCCCCTGAAACGGGTATATTGCTTGTCGAAGAACGCGGTCACCACGCCCGTGGGACCGCCCCGCTGCTTGGCGATGTTGATTTCCACCTGCCCCTCGCAGCGGTCCAGCTCCGCCCGCAGTGTCGCGGCATCCTCGCCCTCGGCATTGGCCAGTTCGCGCTCGAGGTAGTATTCGTGGCGATAGAGGAAGGCCACCACGTCGGCATCCTGTTCGATGGACCCGCTGTTTCGCAGGTCGGAGAGCATGGGGCGCTTGTTCTCGCGGGTCTCGCAGGCGCGGGACAATTGGGACAGCAGCACCACCGGGACATGCAGTTCCTTCGCCAGACGTTTGGCCGCAGCGGTGATGTGGCCGATCTTCGCCACCTCGTTGTCGCGCTCGTTGGTGCCCTCGATGATATGCGCATGGTCGATGACGATGAGCCCGGTGCCCCGGCGCTTGCGGTCGGTGCGCGCCCGTGCCGCGATGTCCTCGATGGTGCATCCGGCGCGCTCATCGATGCTGATGGGCAGTTCGGCGAGCTGTTGAGCGGTCTTCGCCAGGCGGCGCCATTCATGCTCCTTGAGCGCCCCCCGGTGCAGCATGGTCTGAGACTTGATCTCGGTGTACATGGACAGCACCCGCATCGCCGTCTCATCGTCGCCCATCTCCAGTGAGTAGAACATGCTGGGCCGGCCGGGCAGCGTCACGGTTTCCAGTCCGTCCTCACCCGGCACCTGGCGGTCGTGCGCCGTGGCCAGCATCATCTTCACGGCCAGCGCCGATTTGCCCATGGACGGACGCGCGGCCAGGATATAGAGCTTGCCGGGCCAGAGCCCGCCCTGCAGGATACTGTCCAGCTTGGGCAGGCCGGTCGGGCAGAGATCGATCTCGCCCCGTTGAGCCTGCTCGATCAGTTTCATGGCCTTGACCATCGATTCCGCGAAGGTCGAGGCGTTGCGCGCCTCCGGCATGTCCAGCTCCGCCAGCCGCGCCTGATGGGCGGAGAGGATATCGGCCAGCGTGTCCTTCATGTCGAACGTCACGGCCCGCTCGATGAGGTCCAGGCCCGCCCTGATGGCGGCCCGGCGGCGTGCCAGTTCGGCGATGGCGTCGGCATAATCGACGGCATGCAGCACCGTGACGGCGGCCAGGGTCAGACGGGCCAGATACTGCCCGCCACCCACCTGCTTCAGCGCCTCGTCGTCCGGGAAGAAGTTGCGGACCGTCACCGGCGACGCCACCTTGCCGTCGTCGATCAGGTGCCGGCAGGTCTCATAGATGCGGGCGTGCAGCTCCTCGTAGAAATGCTCGGGCTTCAGGATGTCGCGGATGCGGACCAGCGCCTCGTTGTTCACCATGATGGCACCGAGGAGCGCCTGCTCCATTTCCAGGTTGTGCGGCAGGGGCCGGTCCCTCAGCCCTCCATCGCGCGGGATGAGATAATCAGTCCGCTCAGGCCGCATCGTCATCACCGCCATCGAAAGGAGAGGAGGCCCCATTGCCGTCTGCGTCCGTATACGCCTCGCCACAGTTGCGCATCGCCGGCGGATACGACAGGGGACCGGATGGGGCGGCCTGCATGCGCACCAGCTTGGCGAAGGCGTCCAGCGCCGCCTGTTCGTTTTCGGGCGTCGGATCCCGGTACCAGCGGCTCCGTAGCCGGGCATGGCGCTCCCGCGCCTCCTCCAGCGCCTCCGGTGTCACCTGGATGACAACCTGGCGCCATGGCCCCGTCACCCGGTTGGCGAAGCGCGACAATTCGATCACCTCACCCATGCTTGCCCTCCATGTCTTCCACGATGCGGACCGGACGGGACAGCCGCCAGCCCGATCCCGTTACGGTCATGATGTCAAGTCCCACCGGCCTCAGCTTTGGACGGATATTGCTCAGCCGCACATAGAGGATGTTGCTGTCCGGCCCACCGTCGGGCCGCAGACCATATACGGCGGTGAACAGTTGGCGGAGATTGAGCGGCAGGGGCGCCGCCTTGGCGAGCACACCAAGGATGACCATCTCTCCCGGCGTCAACCGCACCTTGCGCCCCGCACCCAGAACCACACAAAGGCGCGGGATGATGACGATGCCGGTCTCCTCCAGGATCGATCCGCCGCACACAGGGCAATTGACGGTCATCGCCCACCTCCAATCAGCAACGGCTGCACCGTGCCGTCTGAAAACACCAAGTCGAGGGGCGTATCCGCCCGCGGCTCGGTGCCGTCCCAGCCCTCCGGCCATGTCCCGGCGGCGATGAGATATCGAATCCGGGCCTCCTCCTCCGCATCCAGCATGTCGATCTCCGGCCGGCCGGACGCATGCGCCTTGGCGTTGACGTCTTCCTGGATGGTCAGGATCTGGTCCAGCGCCCATTGCCGCGCCTCGAAGGTCAACGGGCCCATGCGTTGAGGATTGGCCGCCATGCTGCCGTCCTTCAGCCGCTCCGCGCCCGCCTTGCGCAGCCTGTTCCGGGGCAGCCGCAGTTCGCGATAGATCGGTTTGAGGCGTTTCAGGGGTGCCAGATACGACCATGCCGGGTTATCGATAATGGCATCCAGCGCCAAGTCCTTCTGCGCGAGAGGGCAACCGACGCAGCCGGTCCGTGCGTTGATCTCCTCGGCTTCGTCACCGCCATAGGCATCGGCGATGGGCTGGGTATCCCACGCGCCATACTCGGGGAGCGGGGCGTAATATTTCAGCCAATCCCAGATGAGGCAGACGCGCCAGTGCAGGAGCGGTGCCAGTGTGGCGACACGGCCCCGAACGCCCTTCGCGGTGGGCAGGACCTGCTGATACCACCCTTGTCCGCATTCCGCGCCGTCCTTCGAACAGCTCATCTCGATCCGGCGGTCGCGGATGGCGGATTCACCTTGGCGGACGCCTGTGATCATCAGTACCGAGCCGCCCAGTTCATCCAGGCGCCGCTCTATGGCCGCCGTCATGGGGTCGACCTTGATCTGGCGGGTGCACCACCGCAGTGTGTTGTTGTTCGGCGGAGGGACCCCTCGCCCGAGGATATAGACGAAGAACCGCTTATCGAGCGGTGCCCGCACCACTTCGACGGTGATTCCGCAGTCTCTCAGGCGATCCATGATGCCGAGCGCGGCTATGGCGAGCGGTGGCAACTCCATTCGCGTATCGGCATAGAACACGGTCAGCGACTTCGGCGCGGGAATGTCGCCGCTGCGGATCAACGCGATCAGCAGTGTCAGGGTCGCCGTGCTGTCCTTTCCGCCCGACCATGCGATGGCCCAATGGTCATGGTCCGCGCCATAGGCCTGGAGCGACTGGACCGTGAGTTCCATGGCTTCGCCGACTTCCATGCGGGGTGAGCCTGAGAACAGGTCAGGTTGCAGCCTCGTCTTCATGCCACCACCTCGCCGCGGCTGGCCCGACGAGCGATCCGGTCGAACTGATCCCGCGGCATCTGCGCGACGAAGCGCGTCTCCACCTCTACTTCGCGGAACAGATACCAGGCGCAATTGTCCTTGCCGGCGTGTGGACTGTCCGGCACCCACTTCACGCGGCCCACGGCTACGAAGCGCTCGCAGAACTCCATGTAGGGGATCGCCTGCTTGGTGAAGGCCCAATCGGCATCGATGAGCATCCAGGTGGGCCGCAGCTGGCGGAGGTGATCGATCAGCGGATGGAGCAGGGACCGCTCCCATGGCGGATTGGTGATGATGCGGTCGGATGGTGTGTCCCTCATCTTCAGCGCATCGAAGCCGTCCCGGATATCGGTGGCATTACCGCAAGTCAGCCCGAACGCTTCAAGGTGGCGCACCAGGTCCATTTCGCCGCAGCAGGGTTCATCGAACTCCATGCTGTCCAGGTGCGGGATGAGCGGCACAACCGCCTCGAACGGGGTGCGCCAGAAGTTCTTGTCTGTATGCTGGAAACTGGACCTCTTGCCCATTATTCCGCCGCCTCCTGCCCGCCCTGGTCCAGCGCATCGAGGTCAAACAGCGACGGCACGGCCATTTCCCGCTCCGCGGCCTCGCAGTAGCGCAGGCCGTCGCGGAAATAGCTTTCCGAGAGTTCCGATGCCTGCCCGTGACGTCCCTTCAGGATTGCCCGGTATGGCACGGTCATCAGGCCGCCGAACGGGTCGTAGACCAGCTCTCCCGGATTGGAGTAGCGGACGATCAGCCTGTCCACGATATCGAACTGCAGAGGGCAGTTCTTGACGATGCATCCTTCGGCCGTAAAGCTCTCATCTTCCTCGACGCGCAAGCACCACGTTTCCGCCTCACCGGCAGGATCAGCACTACGAACCTTCTTCCAGGCTCCATCATCAAGGATGAATTGCCCTTTCCGCCGGTCGCGGGGGATGTCGAAGGATAAAACCCATTCCTGCCGGGTGTTCACTTGGCGCCCGTCGATTTCCGTGATGCCCGCCGCCCGGCCGGCATGCAGGCTCGGCACCGCGCTGTAGACACGCTGCACCAACATCGCCATGCCAAGTAAAAGAGGTCTGGATACACTGGTGGCCATCCAGCGGCCACGGTCTTCCAGAAAATGGCCGTCGCCGGACAGGTAGCCATCCAGAACAGATCGAGCGAGGTGCGCTGGCAGGCAAAGTAAATCTGCCGGAACCTGCTTATCACCGGCCCCATGGCCACACCGCTGCAAGGCCTCTATCAATTCGCGGCTGAGACCCTTGAGCCGAATTTGCATGGCAGTGCGCTCCGCCCGGGTGCCTGCATGCGGACCCGCCATCCTCTCGAACTCGGCCAATTTCTCATGGCCAATACTCACATGGAAATCGCCGCGCGTTCCGACATGGCCGTCCGCCAGCCATCGGCCCAACAACCAGCATTCACGGCGGGTCAGAGACCCCGCCTCGACGGGCGGAAGCTTCTGATTGACATAGCCGCCCACCGTCTCATCAGCGCGAATCCATTTCGGTTCGACCTGGACGGCACCATCACGCGCCCTCACCCAACCGGACTTACGGGTCCATAGCTTGTGATCCGGCGTCAGTGTCAGGGCCGCCACACCTTGAGCCCGCAAATCGACCACGGGCCGGACACCAGTGTTCGCGACCACGTGCACCGGGCGCCACCGGCCCAGGTGCGTCAACACCATGTCTCCCACCTGCACGTCCTGGATAGGCACATAGCCGCGGCGGGTGAGAACGAGGGAGCCGCGCGCCAGGCAGACATGCTGCTCAACGTTCCGCTTGGACTGGTCGCCGTTGAGCGTCCGCATCCGGTTCACGTCGTGCCAGACGTCCGGGTGATGCGAGCCCGGCGCAAGGCTCATAAACGAGGATGGCAGCGCCCCCCTCGCCTCCAGGCCCTCGCCGATGGCGACATGCTGTTCGTAGTCGTAGACCTGCTCCAGGCTCATGGCGGTGAAGAGCCGGGCCAGTTTGTCAGGGCCCAGGGACGCCAGTTCCTCGACCGTGGGCAGGCGGTTGCCGCTGGAACGCCAGAACGCATGGGCGTCGACCTGCCAGCGGGCACGCGTATAGTCCGCCTTATCCTTCACCACAGGCTCGTCGGCATAGCCGCGGCTGCGGTCGCTCTGCGGCTTCCTGAACAGGCAGATGTATTCGGGCGAGCCAACGCCCATCTTCGTGCCGTCCTTGCAGTTCTCCGACCAGCCCAGCCGATAGGTCTGGTTGTTCTCGCGCACCACATCGGTGACGACGGTAATCATGCCCATGTAGTCGAAGCCGTGGCGCCGATAGTGGAAGATGGTCTCGGCATGGAAGGGCGAGACGGTGGGGGCGCCGGCGCCGGTCACATTGCCGAACAGGATCCGGTCCTTCACATGGATGCAGGCCAACCGGCCGGGCTTCAGGATGCGCAGCAGCTCCGGCGTCAGATAATCCATCTGGGCCCAGAACTGGTCATTGTCCTCGGTATGCCCGAAATCATTGTAGCTCGGGGTATATTCGTAATGATTGCTGAAGGGGATCGACGTGACGATCAGGTCGACATGGTTCTCGGGCTGCCGGCGCGCCTCGTCCACACAATCATTGCGCGCGATGGTGAAGTGCTCGCCCCCGGCCTCGATGCGCTCCACGCCGATGCTGCGCTTCAGGCTCTCTGCCATCGGGATATGATTGAGACCATACTCGCGGATGATACCGCGCATTGTCTCCATCATCTCCTCGTGCTGCTTCCACTTGGCCATCAGGCTGGCCAGCACCTCGCGCTCGGCCTCCGAATAGATGATGTGGATCGTGCAGGGGTGCGGCTGGCCGAATCGCTGGATGCGGTGCACCGATTGGATGAAGTCATTGAACTTGAAGCCGATGCCGAGATAGATGGCCTTGTGGCAGTGGCGCTGGAAGTTGCCGCCGGAACCGCACATCACCGGCTTGGCCGGTAGGTATTGCTCTTCGCCGTCCGAGAACGCGACCAACCGGGCTTCCGCATCATCCTGATCGAGCGCGCCATAGACCGACTTCACGTTGGGCAATTCAGCCTCGATGGCATGGCGCTCGGCCTCGAGGTCGTGCCACAGGATGTAATGGCCCTCCGGATCCTCGGCGAGGATATCGCGCATTTTCGCCACGCGCGCCGGCAGGCTCTCCCGCTTCTCCGCCGCCGCCTGGGTGACACCGAGGGCGGCGTTCTTGAACATCAGAGCCTGGCCGTCCTTCTCGGTGCCTGCGGCGGCATGGTTGGTGGGCACCTCGTGGTACACCACCTCGAGGGGCGGCAGGTCATAGCCTTCGTCCGAGAAGCCGAGGTCCGAAGGCCGTTGCACGAACACCGCCCAGCTATGGACCCACAACCAGAACTCTTTTTCCTTGTGCTCGTAGAGCGTCAGGTTGCCGGCCTTCTCGCTGTCGCGCTTGAAGAAGCGGGTCAGCGCCTGCCCGGTATCCATGACGCCGAGGAAGCCGGCATAGTGGATCAACTCCTTGGTGCGGTTCGGGCTTGGCGTGGCAGTTGCGACGAACCTGTACTTCACCCGGTCGAACAGGCGCAGGAACTCCTGATATGTCTTCGAGCCGAACGAGCGCAGCACCGACGCCTCGTCGAGGCTGGCCGCCACAAACAGGTTGGGGTCCAGCTTGCCGTCGCGCACCGTCTCGTAATTGGTGAGGTGGATCACACCGGCCGTGATCTCGTCAGCGGAGCGGATGAACTTCACCGCCACACCCAGCGCCGCGGCGTCGCGCTTGAACTCCTGGCGCACGCCGAGCGGCAGGACGATCAGCACCGGCCCCTCTTCCCGCATCATGATGAGGCGCATCAGCTCCAGCTGCAGCCGTGTCTTGTGCAGCCCGAAGTTCAGGAAGAGCGCGCGCCGGCCACCCTTCAGCGCCCAGGGCACGATGGCCCGGATATGCGGCTTGAGGATCGGTTCCGGGGTGATCTGGCCTTCGGACACATCAAAGCCGGCGAACTCTGCCAGTTTGATTTTGCTTTCCAGGAATGCCTGATAGGTCATGCGTCCCCCCTTTGTTCCGGCAGCAGGCCGCGCGCCCGGCAGGCGATATAGCCCGGCTGCTTCAGTTCCCGCTTGAGGTCGTCCAGGGTGGCCTGGATACCATTGACCAGGAATCCGCCGTCCCCCGCATAGACGATGGTGCCGCGTCGCCGGAGCTGGACGACGATCTCCGGCGTCTCGGGAAGGTTGAGGGGAGCGGGTCTCACCCCATCGGCGAAATTGCTGGAATTCCTGGCGCGCCTGGCGCGGCCCTTGCGCGCGAAGGTCAGCCCCTCCGCCTTTGCGAAGGCGCGCAACTCGTTCTTGTTCACCTTCAGCCGCTCGACGATATCCTGCGCCGTGCGGCGGTCGGCGATCATGGTGCGGATGATGTCTTCCTGGCCGGCGATGGGGCGGGTGCGGCGGTTGGCCCATTCGCGCCGGTCGCGCTTCTCCAGGGTCAGGCCCTCGCGGCGGGCGAAGCCGTAGACCATCTGGCGGCTGCACCCCGTCCGCTCAGCAATCGCCGCAGCGTGCAGGCCCTCGCCGATCAAGGCCCTGATCCGCTCATAGACGATGTGGGGTTTCGACCCCATCAGCGCCTCCACCGGCGGCCCTGGAACGGCAGGGCGTAATAGGCCAGGAACGTCCACTCCCAGACCAGGCACTTGCACAGTACCACCAGACGTCCCCGCCAGCCGTACCGGATCAGGTCCGGGGCCATGATCAACATCAGCAGTGCGGCGATGGTGAAATGGACGGCGAGGATAACCAGGCCGATGATGGAGAAATGGGCAGTGAGGATCATTGTGCGGCCTCCCTGATGGCTGCAGTTGGGCTCGCGCTGCGTGCCAGACTGATCAGAAGGTCACGGAAGGGTTCGGGGGTGGCCGCGCGCTGCCGCTTGGACAGGCGTTGGACAACGCCTGTCCGGGAAGCATGGCGCCCGGATTCCTTTGCCTCCTTCCGCTCACGATGGGATCTGTACCCATCCTCGAATTGCGCGGTGGCGGCGGACTTGCCCCATTGGAGAGACGGCAGATCTGTCTTGCAGGCGTAGAGCCATGTTTTCTTTCTCGCGGGGTGCCCGTAATGACCCTGCTCAACACAGCAGGTCCAACCGCCCAGCCAATCGGCTTTGATCCACCCTCCATCATGCGGAGGGATCGTTAGCTGAAACCAGCGCCAGGCGTGGCTCCCCTCGGGGTGCTCCAACACCCCACCGAATAATCGCACGGCATGAAGCGCCGCAGCGAAGCAGCCGCCATCATTACCGAGCATAAGCCTCGGGCGCTGCAAGGGCGCCCCCCCCAATACCGGCCCCACCGCTCGCAGGGTGGATGCGCTATGACCGGCCAGGGCCCAGCGTAGGTGCGGGCGTCTCTCCGCTTGTCCCACGGATCGACGCCGTCCAGCCCGAAATAGCAGCCGCCGGTTTCCACATACAGGGCGGCGACCGTCATCACGCCACCTCCATGGGCACCGTCGCCCGACCATCGAGGATGCCCCACGCCTTCAGGTGGCCAGCCGCCTCGGCGACGCTGCGGAACACCTCGTAGTAGCATCCGTTGATCCGTGCCCAGCCCTCGAAGTCCTCCTGGGTGTCGCTCTGCGTGTTGCGCCCGGCTTTGGCCTCCAGGAAGCCGCTGCCGGTGTTCCAGGCAAAGCCGTAGTCCGGCGATCCGGCGATCAGGCCCATATGCTTGTGCTTCATGTAGACCCGGGCCGACAGGTCGCCGTGGCCGCCGCCGATCTCGTTGGGGATATGAAACCACACCCCGTCCAGGTGCCCGGCCAGCGTCCAGGCGCGGCAGCAGTTGGCGAAATGCACGGCCAGGCGCTCCTCGGGCCTCAGCTTGAAGCCGTGGCCGCGCGGCTGCGTCATCAGGCGGAGAACGTAGGCGGGGATGGTCATTGGGCTGCGGCCTTAATCTGCGCCGCCTGCCCCAGTGGCGTGCTCTCATAGCCGACCGCGGTCATATAGAGGTCGAGCAGAGCTTCCTGTTCCTGCCGGTCGTCGCGGTCCATCTTCCGCAGTTTCACGACCTGCCGCATGATCTTCGGCTCGAAGCCGCTGGACTTCGCCTCGGCATAGACCTCGCGGATATCCTGGGCGATGCCTGCCTTTTCCTCTTCCAGCCGCTCGATGCGCTCGATGAAGCTGCGCAGCTGGTGGGCGGCGATACCGACCGTTTCACTGTCGCTCATGGGTCCACCTTGTCTGTTTGGGAAGAAGCCTGATAGCCGGGGGCATTCATCCGGTCGGAATCCTGCGGAAATGCGGTCCAGTGACACCAGCCATCAGGCGTCTGGAAGCCCCATTCGCGGCGGTTCGGGCCCTTGACCCAGAGCGTCCAGCAGCCGCGGCTGCCGAACTGCTCGACTTCCAGGCGGTGCAGGTCTTCCGCCTTGCGGGCCAGGACGTCACCCGGCCCGAGGATCCGGTCTCCCGCGGGCGTGAGGTCCTTCATGGTGCCGGCCAAGACGATGCTGACATTGTCGGCCCGGTGGTCATGCAGGGCCCGGGCATCGTCGTCACGGAGGATGTGATGAAGGTAGACGGAGAGGCCGTCATTGTCCTTTATCAGGAACCAGCGGCGCATATAGGGATTGTCAGGATGGCCTATCACCAGGTCGGGCGCTCGCTCCGCATGGGTCAGCAGCGCGGCGGCACCCGATTGCAGCAGGGCGCGGAACGCATCCTCCTTCATGGACGTCTCGATGCTCATCAGCGTGCCCACAGGTAGAGGCCGATGATCAGCCAGGGAACAACGCCCAGGATCACCACGCCCACCAACGCGCGAGCGGTGTTCAAATCGTCGTCATGATCATATTTCGACATGGATGCCCCCTCGTATTGAAAGTTGCCGTCCGGCTGTCACACCCTCCCGGCGCTGCGGCACCAGCGAGGAGCCGAAACACCTGGCCGCTAAATTGCATCTCCGCTCATGCCGTGCCGTCCCGGCGCGGCACCACGGACAGCGGCCCCTCGCCCTTCTCGCAGACCGCCGCCAGCGCCAGGCATTCATTGCCCACGTCTCGCAGCAGAGGCGCCAGTTGCTTGCGCTCGCGGTGATCGAACACCCCGTCCTCGGCTGCCCGGATCATGTCGGCCAGCAGCGCTGACATAGCGGTCATGTGATGGTTCGGTGCAGTAGCGGCATCGAGTTCCAGCACCTTCAGGCCGAGCGGACCAAGAAGTGCATTGGCGAAGCCTGGCCCCAGCAGGTCGATATAAAGAAGGAGATGCGCATAGGAGGGCGCGGTCTCACCGGCGTGGTGGCCGCGCACGGTGCGCACCGTGATGCCGGTCAGCTCAGCCGCAGTTTCAACCGTGAATGGCCGCCCCTGCCCGACAAACTGCCTGAAGATGCGGTGGAAGTATTCGGAATGTTCGCGGCCGATCGCCATGGTTTTATTGGCCCCAGTGCTTATTGTTGATCTCAGGCAGTGCTCTTGTCGTCTTCACGTTTCATGAACCCGTAGACTTCCTGAGCCTTCCTGAGGGTGATCGATTTGCCGCCACGCAGTCGGCGGACCAAATGACGGTCCTTCGCCGCCTCCTCGCCGAAACGGGAGGCACTCATATTGTGGCGCCTCAGAAAGGCGTCGATATCGGCGAGGAGATTGGCTTCGGTCATCATTATCGAGAACCATAATGTGAAAAATCACACTATACAATATGAAAATTCACACTTAGGGGTTTTTTCGCCGTCGTGTAAAACTTCACACATGGCGAGAGACCCTTTTACACAGGCGGTTATTGAAGCTTTGGAACATCAGTTCGAGGCGCGTGCGGCCCTGACTGGCGAAAGCCATTACCAGATCCTGACGCGCGCCGGGTTGAACCGGAAATGGTTCGATGACCTGAAGAAGCCGGAAAAGAGCGCCAGGCTGGACAGCGTGTACAAGATTGCCACATTCCTCCGCCTGTCGGTCGTGGACCTGCTCAGCGGCGTGAAAGACGGCGCCCGGCCGGTGCCGCTGATCAGCTGGGTTCAGGCGGGTGAGATGATGCCCACCGAAGACCCGTATCCGCTGGGATTTGGGGAAACCACCGAGCACGTGGATTGGAAGCATCCGTACGTCTTCGCATTGAGGGTGCGCGGGCCGTCGATGAACCGTATCGCCGATGATGGGGATATCGTTTTCGTCGATTACAAGGATCGGGAACCGCGCGACGGAAAACTTTATATCTTTCGCGACACGCAGGAACATGAGGCCACGTTCAAGCGCTGGCGTACCAATCCGGATCGCATGGAACCTGTCTCGTTCGAAGAAGAGTTCGGTCCGCTTTTCCCAAACGCCTCTACGGAAGTGGTCGGGCGCGTGTTCGAGGTGAGGAAACGGCTTTAA